TTTCACGTACTACTTAGGGGTTTTTCGAAGCACCTAAAAAACAATTCTTGACTTTCAATGTCATTTTTAGTATAATTCTTTTTATGGCTTATGGAATTCAAATAAGAAACGGAACTGGAACAAATGAAATTTTTGGGCATAATATATCCAATACTCATTTTTTAGCTAGTGGCTCTGTTACTATAGCCGCTAATGGGCAATCCAATGATATTGACGTTGAAGGAATGACAGCACTTAATACAAATACAATAGGAGTAGGAGTAAATTCCCAACTATACGCATATGTAGATATAGTAAGAGAAACAGGAAGCTTTTACATAACTAATTCCTCTAGCACTAATTCCCTTACAGCATCTTATTTCGCTTATAGGTATTAAATATGGCTTATGGTATATCAGCAACAGGTAACAACGATTCGTTTATTATAGATTCTGACACTACAGGCACTGAGCACTTAGCTGTAGTTGCAACAGGAACAGTAGAAGCAGGAGCAACCCTTACAAAACAAGCTCAAGACTTCATTTTTGCAAAACCTTATTCAACTACTATAGGGTCAAATAGAGTAACTTGTAATAATATAGCTAGTGCTACTGGAGTAACTTTTCTAAAAAAAGTTTATTATGTACAACTTAGAAAAGCACAGAACGCCTCTACCTCAGGAAGTTATGGTATTCAGGTTAAAAATGCATCTAATACTATTATTTACGATAGTAGAACTTCATCCTCCGGCCTGAAAATATTGGGGAGTACTCCTAAAGCAACCATGGGAGGAGCAATGCAACCTGGAAACGGTATGGTCACCGTTAATAACCCTGTCTTAACGGGAACAGGCTATCCAGGAACTGGTACTAGAAGTACTATTATACATTCTGGTGATCCTACTAATGTATATGTTAATGCTTCATCAGGCTATTATTACTATCCTGGAGCTTATGGACTAGAACTTAATAGTGCTTACTATGACTATGCTAATAATAGAATTTTAAATCAAGGATTTTTTTACTATCCTGCAGTCTCATCGATTGCATACAGTAACTCTACAGATATTTTAAAAGGAGAATTAATAACATGACAGTTTATTCAATAGCAATGGTTGATTCAGATGGAGAAATTTTTCATTTTTATCACCCTTCCGCAACTGTAGACCCTGAGGGAGCTTATAAAGTTGGCGAAACAGATGCAACAAGAATACATATTACAGAAGAGGTATCTGATGTTTCTCTTTGGATGCGAACTCATTACTGGAAGAACGTGGCCTGGGTAACCAGAGAAGATAAAGATAGTACTTATTATACCTGGACAAATGAAGCCTGGATTTTCGATTCAGATAAATTTATGGGGGAAGTCAGAGTTTTACGGAATAATAAATTAATGGAGTCAGATTGGACTCAAATACCAGATAGTCCTTTGACAGACGCAAAAAAAGCAGAGTGGACAGAATATCGGCAAGCATTAAGGGACGTACCTTCTAATAATTCAGGCTCTACGGAAGTAGACCAAGTAATATGGCCTACGCAACCTACCACCTAAAAAAATATTATGAGTAAAGAACTAACAACAATTTCTCCAGAGGGAATGGAGATAGCAAACTCTTACTTAACCTTTGGTAGTATTAAAGAGGTCTGTAATCAATTATCTGTGCCCGAAAATAAAGTTGTTGATATATTAAATAGACGAGAAGTAAAAAAGTATATTGATACAGTTTATTTAGACACAGGTTATAGAAATAAAAACACCATTGGAGCTCTCCTAGACGAAATGATACATTCTAAGTTAGAAGAAGCGGAAGAAAGTGGTGTATACTCTAGTAAGGACTTAGCAGACTTACTACAGATGGCACATAAGATGCGTATGGACGAAATTAAAGCACAGGCTGACTTAGAAAAAACGTCTGGCATTAAAAACCAGACAAATGTTCAAATCAATGAAGGTGTCCCTTTCGGGCAAGGTAATTACGGTAAATTAATGGATAAACTTTTAAAAGGAGACTAGGATACATTTAGACTCAAATTAGGGAGACCAAAATGGGCCGAAGCATATTCTTATTACTGGTACTAACACTTTTTAGTGCTAATACCGCAGCACCGCAAATAGCGGTAAAACCTGAAAGAGTTATAGATCCGGAGCAAGTACAATGCCTTGCTGCAAATATATACCACGAAGCACGTGGAGAGTCCTTGAAAGGAAAATTTGCAGTAGGACACGTTACCCTAAATAGAGTAAAAAGTACTTTATTTCCAGATAGTATTTGCGGGGTAGTTTACCAAGCAGAATACAAAAAAAATGGACTACCTAAAAAATACAGATGCCAGTTTAGTTGGTACTGTGATGGTATATCTGATACTATATTTGCGGGAGATGCCTGGAAAGATTGTTTTGAAGTCGCATCTACTTTGATTAATAGAGAAATACAAGATATTACTCACGGTTCAACACATTATTATAACGAAAAGTTAGCAAATCCAAGATGGGCAAAAGCATATAGTTTCGTTGCTCAAATTGATAATCATACTTTTCACAAAATGGAAGGGGTACTATAATGAATGATAAATTTTCTGGAGATATGGGTCGTAACGAAGTAGAGTTAGATCTAAATAAGTTTATGGATTTACTTCAGGAACAAAATAAGTTAAAAGACCGGATTCGTGAGTTAGAAAGCGGAGTAAATCCCTGGCAAAAAGCCATTTTTATAGCGCATGCAGTAGATAGTTGGAGAATCTTTCCACGTTTATTCTTAGGGGTTTATATTTTCTTGCTCTACTATGCAACAATGTGGTTTATGGAACTACCAGACCCTTCTATAGCCCAATCTGGGCTTATTGCAACAATTGTAGGTGCGGGTGCAGCATGGTTTGGGTTATATACAGGGACAGGAAAAGACAAAAAATAAAATGGGTATAGAAATAAGTCGTAAAGATATAACTTGTAATAATTTACTAGAACTTGAGTCTGAGGCAAGGTTTCTTAAACTACCAGTAGATCCATATTTGGACTTACTCGGCGTTATACCACTTGCATCGCAGGTGGCCATTATAAATGCGATTAATAATCCAAAATATCGTTTTGTGTGTGCGGCGGTATCTAGGAGACAGGGTAAAACCTATATCGCAAATATTATAGGGCAATTAGTTTCGCTAGTTCCCAACTCAAACATTCTCATAATGTCTCCTAACTATGCCTTGTCTCAGATCTCTTTTGATTTGCAAAGAAATCTGATAAAGCACTTTGATTTAGAAGTAGCGAAAGACAATGCGAAAGATAAAGTTATAGAGTTATCAAACGGGTCTACTATACGTATGGGGTCAGTTAATCAAGTTGATTCTTGTGTAGGTAGGTCTTACGATTTAATTATTTTTGATGAAGCAGCTCTTGCAGACGGTCGAGACGCTTTCAATGTAGCTTTAAGACCTACACTAGATAAAGATAATTCAAAAGCTTTATTTATATCAACACCACGAGGAAAGGGTAACTGGTTCGCAGAATTCTGGTATAGAGGTTTTAAAAAAGAGTTTCCTGAGTGGGCCTCTATTCGAGCAACTTATAGAGATAATCCTCGTATGTCTGAAAGTGATATTGAGGAAGCCAGGAATTCTACCTCTGAAGCTGAGTTTAAACAAGAATATGAAGCTGACTTCAATGTTTATGAAGGACAGATATGGAATTTTAACAGAGAGGAGTGCTTAGCCAACCTTAGCGAGTTAGATACTTCAAAAATGGATATATTTGCAGGGTTGGACGTAGGTTATAGAGACCCTACAGCTTTTTGTGTAATTGGATATGATTGGGATGAAGAAAAATTTTATTTATTAGATGAATACTTAGATGCAGAGCAGACAACAGAGACGCATGCACGAAAACTTCAGCAACTAATTGATAAGTGGGATATTGATTATATTTATATCGACTCCGCTGCACAGCAAACCCGCTTTGACTTTGCACAAAACTACGATATTTCAACTATTAACGCAAAGAAGTCCCTTTTAGATGGTATAGCCCAGGTTGCTACAATAATAGATAATAAGAAATTACTTGTTGGACAGGATTGTACGCATACCATAAATGCTTTAGACCATTACCAATGGGATCCTAATCCAAACCTTGTAAAAGAGAAACCAAAGCATAATAACGCATCACATATGGCAGATGCATTAAGATATGCACTGTATTCGTTTGAGACTGTGGCAACAAGTTTTTAAGACACCTACTCAAAAATAATTATTGACATAATATCTTAAACTGGATATAATTCTTTAGATAAAAATAAAGGAATTGTAGCAAAATGCCCAAACTAAAACGAGATGTTATAAAGTATGTACGAGACAGGGCAAAATCTAAGTATGAGAAGGGACTGGCTTGTGAGATTTGTGATAAAACAGAGCAGCTCGATTTTCACCACTTTTACAGTTTAACACCATTATTAAATCAATGGCTGACAAAGAACAAACATAATCCGGAGTATATACAAGCACTTCGAGATGATTTTATAGAAGAGCATCATGCTGAACTTTATGATTATACTGCGACTCTATGTCATGCACATCATGTACAACTACATAAAGTATATGGTAGAGACCCAGGATTAGGAACTGCAAAAAAACAGATGCGCTGGGTTGAGATTCAAAGGGAAAAACATGGCATGGTATGATAGATTTCTTGGTAGAGAAGAAGAGGTTTTAGAAAAACTAAATCCTATTCAGCAATACTTTGGAGCCAGCGCACAGGGTTCTCGCGAGTATACTCAGAGCTATGAAAAGTATTACGAGACTTTAGAGATTGTTAATCGTGCAGTAAATATAGTTGTTGATGATGCTGCAGAGATTTCTGCAGTAGTACAATCTATTGGTAGGACAGGAGTTGTAAAAGGGATAAAAAGAGTAAAAGTAAATAAGCTTATAAATGAAGAGCCTAACTTATTTCAAGATATTAACTCTTTTAAACGTAACTTAATTACTGATTATATTCTAGACGGTAATATTTTTATTTATTATGATGGCGCACATCTTTATCATATTCCTGCTTCTCAGGTATCTATCAAGGTAGATGCTAAAACTTATATTGAAAAATATACTTATAATGAAGTAGATTATTCCCCTAATGAAATTATTCATGTAAAAGAAAACTCTTTTCATGATATGTATAGAGGAGTGTCTAGATTGAAGCCCGCAATACGAACCATGCAACTTATGGCAAGTATGAGACAGTTTCAAGATAACTTTTTTAAGAACGGAGCAGTTCCGGGTCTTGTACTTAAAAGCCCTAATACTTTGTCCGAGAAGATTAAAGAAAGAATGATTCAATCTTGGACGGCTCGTTATAGACCAGATGCTGGAGGAAGACGTCCTCTTGTTTTAGATGGTGGTATAGAGATTGATAAAATTTCAAATGTAAACTTTAAAGACTTAGACTTTCAGACTTCTATAGCTGACAATGAAAAGATTATTTTAAAAGCAATAGGAGTTCCTCCAATATTATTGGACTCTGGAAATAATGCCAATATTCGTCCTAATATGAGGATGTACTATTTGGAAACTATACTTCCTATAGTAAGAAAAATGAATTTTGCATTAACTAGGTTTTTTGGGTTCAATATTGAAGAAAATATCACAAATATCCCTGCTTTACAGCCGGAGTTACGAGATCAGTCTCAATATTATTCTGCTCTAGTAAATGGCGGAATTATCAGTCCTAATGAGGCAAGAGACCAGCTTGGTTTTGAACCAGTAGAAGGGTATGATGATTTACGAGTTCCTGCAAATATAGCAGGCAGTGCAGTAAATCCAGATGAGGGCGGAAGGCCTGTTGAAGAGGATGAAAATGGCGAAAAAGAGTGAGAAAAAACAGTTACATGAAAGATTAAAGCATGCAGCTTTAAAACGTTTGGCAATTACTTCTGTTAAACAAGGATACCTTATAAGCAAAGAAGAGGCAGTTAAAACCAAAGGGTTTGAAGAGTCTTATCTGGATGATGAGGTTTGGACTAGTTCTTGGGATTTGATTATAAAGCAACTAAAAGGTCTTTTTCCAGAAACCGCAGCTTTAGCATCAAAAGTAATACCAAAGGTAACACCAAAAGTAATACCAAAAGTAGCCCCTAAAAAGGGGAATTTAGGAGGAGATAATGGAAAAAATATTTAATCTCACCTCAACTTTTAAGTCTAATACTGAAGAAGATGGTAGTGTTAAAATCCGAGGTATGGCAAGTACTACTGATTTTGATCGCGCGGGTGATTCTATTTCAGCAGATGCATGGACTAAAGGTGGATTGAACAACTTTGAGAAAAACCCTATAATTCTTTTTAATCATAACTATGATAGACCTATTGGAAGAGCCACAAGTGTGAAGGCTACTGAAAATGGTTTAGAACTTACTGCAAAAATTAGTCGAGCGGCTAAAGATGTAGTAGATTTGGTTAAAGACGGTGTCCTTGGAGCCTTTTCTGTTGGTTTTCGAGTCAAGGATGCTGATTACGTAGAGGAAACCGACGGAATAAGAATAAAGGACGCTGAATTGTTTGAGGTATCAGTAGTATCTATACCTTGTAACCAAGCAGCTACTTTTTCACTGGCGAAGTCCTTCGACTCTGTTAAAGAGTATGAAGATTTTAAGAAAACTTTCACTAATAGTGACGGGGCGCAAGTCCAAAAGGAGATACATATGTCTGAAGAGACAACTCAACCCGTTGACTTGGAAGCTTTTGCTAAAAAGGTAGCTGAGGAAACTGCTGCTAAAATTGCAATGAAGCAAGCCGAGCAAAAAGCAGCCGATGAGGCTGTACAAAAAGAGGCTGAAATTAAAGCTTCTCAAGAAGCTGAAAACCAAATTCAGCAAGAAAAAGAAGTCAAACAGGCTATTGAATCTGGTGTAGAATCAGGTGCAACCCGTTTGGCGGAAGATATGCAGAAAGAATTCGAAGCTGCAAAGCAAGAAGAAATTTCTGAGCTTGTTAATAAATACGAAAGCCAAGTTAAAGAGAAAGCTGAAGAGCTTGAAGCTATGCGCAATCGTAAGTATGAGTTCTCTACAAAGTCTAATGAAGATTTTGGTAAAGAGGCACTCGAAGCCAAAGTACTTGGTGCCATCACACGTAAAGGATGGGATACCAAACAAGGTAAAACCGTTATAGAAAAAGCTGGGGTAGATTTCGGTACAAGAACGCCTGCTGATACTGACGGTAATCTTGATATTGCTGTAACTCAGGCTTTCGAAACAGAAGTTGCGCTTGAAACTAAGCTTCTACCTTTGTTCCGTGAAATCGCTGTTTCTTCTGGAGCTACAGTAATGCCTTTCGCTGCGGATGTTAATGCTGCAACTTTCGGCAATGCTTTTAGTGTTGATACAGCTGACCAGCGTATTGATAACGGCGGAACTAATGGTCAGTATGACATTACAAATAACGTATTGAATACTGAGCGTCTTGCTGCAGGTACTTACATTGATAATG